GCACCTGACAGTAGCCCGTCTTTAGCGGCATATCGGGACGCTGCGGGTCAATCTGTTGTCCCGGCAAAACCTTGTCCTTCGACGGGCAATGCTTGGGAAATCTGTCGCCGCGCTTCGAGGGGTTTTCGTGATGGAAGCAGGGCGAGCATTTGCCAACGCCCTGAATGGCGGTGATCGAGGGCGAGTAGGCCGTCCGCAGCTTCCACGGGAACGGGCCGAAAAGGGCGACTGCGGGTATGTCCAATGCCCCCGCGACGTGCGCAAATGCCGAATCGGAGCCAAGGAAGCAATCGGCGGTATTGAGGGCTGCGGCACTCTGGCGGAACGTGAGCCCCATGCCCGACAGATTCTTGATCTTGTCGGTGGACTGGACGCTCAGGGTTCCTGGCCTGTCTATCAGGAAAATCTCCCACCCGTCCTTTGCCAGTTCGTTCACGACCTGCTCAAGATACCACATCGGATAAACGCGGCACTCGGCGGATGTTCCAACCTGCACCACGAGGCGGCGGACGCCGGGCTTGCGGGGAAATTGGACTTGCGCCCAGGATGCCTCTGGTCCCGTGACGCAGTACGCAGGCTTTTTCGAGTCCGTCCAATCTACCGAGTTGCCCGCCAATCCACTAAGGAAACGCCCTTCTACACGGGGTTTATTGAGCCCCACGATTTCAGCGAAAAGGTCCGTCATGTGGACCTTCTCGGCGCGGGGATTCTTCTCGATGGCCTTCTCGAAGAAGATCCAAGCGTCGTAGCTGTTGGCGACCTCGACGGAAATGGGGTACTTGAGGATGTTGTCCACAAAGGACAGATTCTCCAGCACCGTGCCGTAGTCGCCCATGGAGGAGACGCCGATGATGATGTTCGGCCAGCGTTTCTTCAACTCACGCAGCACGGGCGTCAGGTTCACCAAGTCGCCAAAGCCGCCAGCGCGGACAAGGAGAATCTTCTTTCCGTTCCAGTCCTTCGTCTCGTCGAAGGGGCGGGTTTCCGTGAGCGGGGTCATTGTGCCGTCACCGCAACGGGCGATAAGCTGCGCCCCATTCAGGTTCTCGGCTATGTACCCGCCAGCTTTGATCGTATCCGTTGAGGAGATCGTGACGGGCTCGGGGAGCGTAATCGTGTGCATCGGTGCCCAACTTGGCGAGAACGGCACCCTCGTCAAGCAAGAACTTTAGGGTTGCGTTTATGGGCGGGAGGCACGTTGTTGCCCACCGTGAGCAAGACCTTCTCTATCGCCTGCACCCAATGCAAGAAGCGTCTATGGATCGCGCAGGGCTGGCCGCATCCCATGGAGCCAAGCCCGTTTAAAAGCTGTGTGCTATACTACGGCGAGAAGCACACAATGGAGGCGCTGCGCGTGTTCCTATTCACGCATATGGATCACCCATTGGCTTTCAAGGAGAACGACACATTCTTCGAGAATGACGACAACGAGTACGAGGAAATCGAAACGGAAAGATATAGGGACTGACTGGCGTTACTCGCAGCGCACGCTAAACCTGCGTCCCGCCCATCTTCTGCATCCCTGCGGGCTGGCGCGTAGTCTGCGTCATTTGCGCGGGGAGGCCACCCTGGGCCGCTGCGGTCACGGGAGACTTGGGCGGTCCAGCGGGAGACGGTGCAGGAGTGGACCCACCGCCCTCTGGCGGTTCCTCTCCCGGCATGGGCATCGGCGGCATGGCCTGCACCTTCAAGACTTCCTCGGGGTTGCACTTCGGGCACAGGATCCGCAACTGGTCGCGGTACATCCCGACCACAAGCGGCTGCACGTTCGGCGGCGTCGTCAGGTAGAAGTCCTTAACGAGCGCAATGGCCTGCGCGGAAAGTTGCAGAATTTGCTGGTTTTTATGCGTTGTAAGCTCGATTTCCGCCCTAAAGCGAAGCCCCTTAACGTCCTCGGGGGTGATCTGCCCTATGCCCGCGTCATCGCCATTCATGTAGGCGAACACCTCGGCCTCGTCGATGTTGGCCAGGATGATGCTAACCTCGCGGTTCACGATGTTCTGCAAGGGTTCCGCCAAGTCCTCGATGATGGGCATGAATAGCTCATCGCCCGACTGCTCGATCTGCATGATGCCCGTAGCCAACTTGGACGATGCGAGTCCCGCCGCCTGCCCATCGTTGGCGTTGGTGACACCGCTCTCATTCATGGCGAGCTGCATGAAGAACTGCACGAGCGTCTGGAATTGCTCAAACTTCGTGTCATTCAGATAGACGACCTCGATAACGTCCTCGGCCTTTACGCCCGGTTTCTTGGTGTACGTCCCACCGAAGTTCATCTTGAGCGAACCGTCGCGGTCGCCCTCAAGGGTATTCTTCGGGTTCCACAGGTGGACGCTGCCGGCGCGGCTGTTGGAGAAGTTCCAGCGGTTCACCATCAGGTCCACGATCGTCTGGTAGCTCTCGAATAGCTCGATGATGCCAAGACCGTACCAACGGCCCTCGATGCCGTTGATGCGCACAATCTCGATCGGCCTAAGACCGTCCACGGCCACATTGGCGACGTGATCGTAATAGATGGGAAGCTGGCTCTTGCGGTCGCAAATGAGGCAGATGTTCTCCGCCACGCCGTCGCCGTTGGCGTCGTACCAAAGGTAGAACTCCACGAACTCGGCCACGGGACCGCCCGTATCGCCCGCAGTTGACGGCATGGGGGTGAAGTTCTCATTCGGGCGGATCGCCATGTTGACCGCCGCCTTGGGCTGCGCGTTGTTACTGTCCATGGACTGCACGAGAGCGATCATCTTCTGCGCTGCGGCCTGACGCCCCTCCTGCGTGTTATCGACCATGCCGCGCTTGACCGCCAGATCCACGAACTCGGAAACCTGCTTGTCGTAGATATGGCAGACGCAATCCGCCGTCTGCACGTCCGTAGCCGTCAGCGGGCACAGGAAGTCCTTGTAGTAGATGGGCTCGGAAACGGCACCCTCGAATAGAACCTGACGGCGATTGAGGGTTTGTTTCGTGAAGATTGGGGCCTCGGGCTTCGGCGTGATGCCGTCTCGGGCAAGAACCTGCGTCCCAAGCCCGTCCTCGGCGTCCTTCCACTGATCGTCCTTGGTGATCGTGCTGCCGTCATTGGCGCGAATCTGCTCGCCTGTCACATCGGTAAGAACCTCGGCATCGGCGTCGAATATCTGGTCCCTGACCATGTACGTCGTCTTTACGGCGCACTCCCCCAGGATAAGCGCCTGCGCAATGGCGCGACCCATGGCACCCTTGGAGTTGGACTCCTTTAGCTTGAAGCGGGCGTAACGCTCGATGCGCTCTGCCTGCTCCTCCTCAACTGGGTCGCCAAGGCCGGGGGTGGGCTCAACGGATACCCACGGATCGGAGCCAAAGAACGACTTCTTGGCGCGGGCGATCATCTGGCGGCAAATCCTGCGGGCCAGCGGCACCACGATATTTGACGACATGAAGATATTATCGACTCCCATCGTCCACGGGCGCCACGACACGTCGTTCATGAACGTGGCGTCAAAGCGGCTGCGCTTGCCCAAGAAAGTGCTCGCCTGCAAGAAACCCTGTGCGGCACTCTGCATATTCGGGGAGGGTGCAAGATTGGCCCACCACGTCGGCTGCAACGTCTGGTCGCGCCCTAGCTCGTTGGAAATGCCCGTCATGCGCTTAAAGGCGTGCTCGATCATCTTCTTCTCCTGCTCGCCCGTCAGCTTCAAGCTGCTCTGGAATGGCACCTTGGGGTCATTCGGGGTCTGTGGAACCGGCCCAAGCTCCTGCGCCGTGTCACTGATGAAATTGGATGCTGTTGGGTCGTCGGCCATGGAAGTGCTGTTTATGGGTTAAATGCCTCAATGTGGAGTTCCAAATAGCTTCCGCGTGGGAGGCTTATATGAGGGAGGCTCGGCGGGCTCCGTGTCGCTGTTAAGCCTCGCACCCGTGCTTCCCATGACGGAGGCCACCGTGAGCGCGTTTAGCCAATGATGGATGTCGGTCTCGTTCATGCCCTGCTTCCTCCAGACCTCGCGGGCGGCCTCGGAGACGGGGATGGGCGCCGCCCTCTCCGTAAGCCACTCGGGGTAGGTGTACTTGCCGACGCCCTGCTTGGCCAGATACGGGGGCACTTTGTCCGAAGAGAACGGCAGCGGGCGCTTTGCGTAATCGGCCTGTGAAACCACGTCGGCCACGTCGGCGGCGATGGGCGAGAACTTCTGGTGGATGTAGGTGCCCGTGTCCTTTTCGATCTCGTCGGCGCGGCTGTCCAGCTTCTCGAAGGTGCTGCGGTCGCCCACCGAATCATGCAGGAGTTCCGCGAACAGGCGGACCATGCCGATCATGGGAGACACGATGCCGAGACGGTAGCCCGCAGCCTTGAACGCGAGGAAGTCCCCCTGCTTGGGGTTTGTGAAGTTCACCTTCTGATCGCTGCCCGCCGCAGAGAGTAGCCCCTGATTGATCGCCAGAAGCCCTGCGTAGGTGCCGGTGATGGTCGCAAACTGCTTTACGGTGGCGAGGGCGTTCTGGCGTGCCTCGGGGGTCTCGTTCTTCCAGTTGAGGATCGTCTTACTCGCCTTCGCCTGGTCGCCGATCATAAACGCCCAGCGCGACACCTCCAATTTAGGGGCGAAGAAGAGCGTCGATGCGCCCGGATGAATCTGGCCTCCGACGATGCCCGTCGCGTGATTGATGCCAATCGCCACCATCTTCGCCATCTCGGGCGTCTGGAGGCTCTTGGGCGTATTCTCCCATATCGAGTTAAAGCGGTCTTGGCGGAACAGCTTCAGCGTGTCGAAGCCGCGCACGCCCGCGAGCCCCACGCGGGCAAAGAACGGTCCCGTCCACGCCTTCTCGTAGTCGCCCGTGATCCGCGACGGGTCGTTGGCGAGTCCTGCGCGGCGGGCGGTCGTGAAGTTCGGGTCCCGGATGAGGTTCTGGATCGCGGCCTCGTGGTACGCCCCCTTGTCGTGAAATCCCATCATCCTGAACTGCTTGAAGAAATTCGGGAAGTATGTGCTCCATGCTCCGGGGTTGAATGCGTTGACCGCGGAGTGCGTGACCATGCCGACCGATCCGTGGCCGAACGTGGCGGCGGCGAAGGCGGCCCGGGGGAGCGCCTTGATGGCCCGCAGCCAACCGGGCGCCTGCTGGTTCTCCAGCCAGTTCTTTGCGTTGCTGATGATGTCCCTGCGGGCCGCCATCTTCTGGTACATCTCGTTCGTGACCGTCCGAAGCGCCTTGGGCTCGGCCAGCCTGCGCGAGACCTCGGCCACGGGAAGCCCCAGGTCTGTCGCAACCTTGTGGCGCACGTCGTCGAAAGAGGTCTCGCCCGCGTCGATGTACCGCTTGGCGGCGTCCCATACGGGATTCGTCGGCTTCGCGGCCCGGGTCTTGGCGGCGACACCCGCCCCCACGATGCCCTCGACCCCCTTCTGGTGCTCCTCATTCGACGCCTTCCAGATGGCCATCATGTCGCGGTCTGTCGTGTCGCCGAACTCGTCGCGCCACTTTCTGGCAAAATCAGCCACCTTGTTAGCCCCGTGGACGATGTAGCTGGCCCCGATGATGGCGCGGTCGCCCAAGTCGGCAATGAGCGGATTCGCCGACGCAATCTTGCCCGCAGAACGGTCCTTGAGGCGCTGCCTTGCCTCGGCGGCGCGGTCGTCGAAATACTTGGTCAGCCTCCCAATGTCGGGCTTCGGCGCGGCCTCCTCGGGGACCTGCTCCTTGATGGCCTTCAGCAACTTGT